TTGCACGAACTACCTAGAGCCTTTTGGTGGAACTTCGATTGAGCCCATGTTTTGCGGTACTCCGGTACTCACAACCGATTGGGGAGCCTTCCCAGAGAACAACATTCACGGGCTAACGGGTTATCGGTTCCGTACCCTTGGCGAGGCGGTGTGGGGGCTTCAAAACGTGGGCGACTTGGACCCACATGCAATACGGAATTACGCGTTGCAAAACTTTTCCTTAGAGCGTTGTGCCGAGCAATACCAGGCGTACTTTGAGCAGTTGTACACGCTTTGGAGTGACGGTTGGTACAGTGATTGGGATAATGGGGTTTCCAAGTACAACAGGTACGCCAAGATTCTGTGACGGCTTCTTGCCGATTGTGGCAAGATAGAAACAACTGTTAATCCCGGCGAAAGAGCACCATGAGCAGTACGTCAGCCTACGCACCTTATCTTCAGACCTACGGACAAACGACTCCGTACATCACGACCGATGAGTACCAGCGTGCACCGACGGCAATGGACACATTCAACCTAATCAACGGAGGGCCTCAGAGCCAACTTATTGCTCTCCAAGAAACCATCGGACGAGCCTCCTCGTGGATTGACCAATACGTCACGGGAAGCGCTTGGGGAACTTTGTGTGCCACCTCTAACGTAGAGAACGCTCAAATTTGGGGCAACCGAGTAGGCCAACTTGTTGTTCATCCAAAACTTTGGCCAATCTTGGAAGTTCAAGCGTTCACTTATTCGGCACCGGGAACATCTTTCACTTCATCGTCAATCACGCCGCAGGGGAACATAGTCATCTACCCACAAGAGTTCATCGTTCAGCCAAATGCGACGTATGGCTGGAACACATTTCAAGGAGGCCAGGGCTACACAACTGGTGGAACTGGTACTGGCGCTTGGCCCATAGGAGTTTCAACTCAACCCTATCTTTGTCAGTGGACCTACGTCAACGGATTTCCAAACACCACGCTTTCTGCTTCGGTTTCTGCTGGAGCCGCTTCGATCACGGTGCAGAGTGGGCTTGGCATTTATCCGGGAACACAACTGACGATTTACGATGCGCCCAATGACGAGGTTGTGACGGTGGCGAGTAATTACATACCGGACACACCCGTACTTCCACTTGTCTCACCCGTTTTGTACAACCACGTTTCGGGAATGAATATCACCAACCTTCCCAAGGCAGTAAAAGAAGCGGCCATCCTTATGACCACTGCACTCATCAAACAACGTGGTTCGGGAGCCTTGATTGTTCAGGACATGGGCGCTGTTTCAAGAGTTGACTCAGGAATACCCCAGGGCGGAAATGCTGACATTGCGTTGGCTTCGAAGTTGCTGGACAATTTCCGACAAAGGTTTATCGGCTACTAATCATGCCAAAGGTCACAGTTACCCAGGCGGTTTATCAGTACCTCCAGCCGCAATCGTCGAACATTCCAAACCTCGGAGTTGTCTACACGGCACTACCGAAGGTTTCAAACGAGGCGGACCTTTTCACCAACACTTATCCGGGCGTGGGAATGGGTGCCGCTATCTACATGTTCATGACGACCCAGCAGGAGCGTCGTATTGCACTGGGCGGACCGCACGATGGACGGAAGTTCCGAATCTACGACCTCGGCCTCCTCATTATTTTCAAATCGAACCAGCCAGAAACCGTTCAAGGCCAACATGAGTTCGACACCTTCATTGACAACTTGACCGCTTGGATTCAAGCCGACCGAAATGCCGGGAACGCAAATGTCGTATTCCAGTGGGGCGAAGGCAACGAGAATGGTGGTACGGACATCCGTCTTGACTACACGATTCCACGAACACTTGACGGAGGCGTGACATTATTTCAAGCAGTCGCTCACGTTTCGGTGTGCGAGGTTCTGGACGTTTAGAGGCAATTTACAAGATTCACGAGGCCATCAAACGGCTTTCCTGGCCATCATGTACGCTGTACTTAGGTCAACTTGATTGACCCAAAGTGTTGAGTTTAGGAGATTTGTGCCAAGATACCAATACACAGGAGATTTGCCGACGGTCTTCATCACGTTGCAAAAAGACGGAGAAACATGGGTTCCCAAGACTGGGGACACGATTGACGTAGACGCGACGGTTGACCATCCATTGCTTGCACTTATTGCAGATAATCCAAAAGTTAGCCAAACAAAGACCACTGAAGAACGGAAAGAAATAACAGAGTCACCGGAAACGGCTGACGATTCCAAGGAGAACAACTAATGCCTTTCATGACCGCAAACTCCTACTGGGGTTTGGCAACCGAATCCACCTACGGAACTGCCGCAAGCGTATCTACCTTCACGCCAATCGGTAGCCCGAAACTCACACCAACGTTGAAATGGCTCGACGACAGCGACTTCCGTGGTTCTCCCGTCGGTCACTACGACCAGGTTCCCGGTGTTCGTCACGACATGTTCAGCGGCAAAACGTTCATGTACTCCGACGTTTATCCTGAACTCATTCGTTCGGTTCTTGGTGGAGCGGACGCCGTTGCTTCGGTTGGGGCAAGCGTTTGGTCACACACCATCGGGGTGCTAAACGCCCCCAACCAAGGTTCTCAGGCTCCCTCTTACACCTTGATTAACGACTCGGTTGATAACACATATCAAATCACAGCCGCACGCTGTGTGGACATCGCCCTCGCATTTGCCGCCGACGCCGCCGTGGAAACATCGTTCAACTTTGTTGGAAACATTTCAACAACCGTGGCATCGGTTACCGCAAATGAGTCAACCCAACACCTCGTTCCTTCGTGGGCTTGCTCGGCCTCAATCGGTGGCGCTTCGGTTGCCGTCGTTGAGTCAGCGGCATTGGATATCAAAAGGAACACTGCACCAATCTTTACGCTTGGACAACAGGCTCCATACAATAACTTCCAAGGCCCAATCGAGGTAACTGGAACAATGAAGTTCGTTGTTGAATCCAACGAAACCTTCTATGCCAATTCACTTATCCGTGACCAGCAACAAGTCATCCTTAAGTTCACGGACCCGGCTACCGGCTATTTTGTTCAGTTCCAGATGTCGAACGTTCAGTTGATGGACCCGTTCATTGACCAGTCAAAGGCATACATCTCGTTGGATACAAAGTTCACGGCAGTTGCCAACACGACCGACGCCACTAGCGCTGGCTACTCGCCGGTCAAGGTAACCATCAACAACGGAGTTAGTACCGCTTACTAATCGAAGCAATTCGGAAACCCAAAACAAGGACGGGCGCAAAACATGAAAAACTTTCAACTTTTTAGCAGGAGAGATACCGAGCAAAAAGTGGACTTTCGTCCCGATGCCGATATTTCGAGTGCATTTTCTCAACTTCGCCGTCTCGCCGTTTATCTAAGCCAAGACAGTGCAAAGGCAGAGGACATCACCGATTGCTCCGTTGCACTCAATTACCTGCGGGAATACACCTACCGAAAAATCTTTACTGGGACATCTCACCAGGACTTCGTTACGCTGGACAACGAGGACCCAAAGGCTATTGACTGGCTGATTGCCGTGCATGAAGCAGAAACAGCAAACTTTCAAAACCGCAAGAACAACCGATAAAAAAGGAACCGACCATGAGTACGATTATTTCACTTCCCAACAACCACAGTGCGGTCCTAAAGGACGACGACGAATTGACCAACAAGGAAATCAAGACGATTCAAAAGTCAACACGCGTTGCGGCATCGGTGGCAAAGTCGCTAGAAGACATGGGATTTGTTGATGGAGACCCAGAGGCTTGGCGCGTAATTGCCGAAATGCCGGACGACGACTACAACTCCATTGACCTTTTTCAACGGACCTGTGTTGTCCTTCGATTGAAGTCATGGACACTAGATCAACCGATTCCCACAAACGTTGATGAGGTTGATGACTTGCCACGTTCAATTTACGAACCACTAACGACAGCCGCAGTTGACTTGAATTTCGGTGAGCAATATGGCATGGAGGGAGCCGCCGACCCAAAAGCGCCTACAGAAAACTCCGTCAACTAAAGGCGGCTTTCAAGGGTGGATTACTGCTTGACGAAATAGACCCAGAGTTGGAGGAACTCGCACGGGCGTACCGCTACTGCAAACTGTTTTCCTGTTCTGTGGCAGAATATGAGAGTCGGCCTTTCAAGGAAACAACGTGGCTTCTGAAGATTCACGACACCTACGAAGAAGCAGTTAACGAGTTACAGGAAGAAAGACGCTAGCAGTGCAACTCATCGCCGACATTTCCAAGTTCATGAAATTTATTGAACGCATCCAAGGAGACGCTAATGGCCGTCCTTGAACCAGTCGTAGCAACGCTACTCGCTAATACAGAAGAATTCACCGCCAGTCTCACCAAGACCAAGGGCGAGATGGAGGCTTTTGCCGTCGAAGCAAAGGCCGCTGGCGACGGTGCGGGCGCTGGTCTGGAGGGTGGCGTCAAAAACGCGACAACGGGCATCAAGGGCGATCTGGAGACCGCTGGAGCGGATGCTGGTGGCGCTTTCGGTGGGGGGGTTTCTAAGGGCGCATCAGAGGCGGAGGGCGGTCTATCCAAAGCGGAAAAAGCCGCACGAGATGCTGGAACAGCGGCAAAGGATTCCGGTGGGAAGTTTGGAACACTAGGTTCAATCCTCAATCACCTTCCTGGACCACTTGGTGCGATGAAGGGAAAGACCGAAGAAGTTGCCGCAAGCATGGAGAAGGCTGGCGCTAGCGGAACTGGAATGTTGTCAGTAATCGGAAGCATTCCAAGCCCATACATCATGGCTGGAGCGGCTGTTGCTGGAGTGGCCGCAATTTCCGTTGACTTTGGTCAAAAGTACCAATCAACTACCGACAAAATTGCCGCAAGCGCAAACATCTCCATTGCCAATGCCGGAAAAATTAGTGATGCTTTTTTTCAAACGGCGGGAACATCCACCTACACCGCACAGCAAATTGCAGATTCTTTTTCCAAGATTGCGGGACAAGCAAAAACGCTTAACGGTGGAACCTTAACCGCCAAGCAGGGGTTAGACCTCATGAAGGCATCTATGGATGCCGCTGAAGCAACAGGTGGCAATCTCGACGGCACAACAACAATACTTACCAAAACCTTGCAAACGTTTGGGATGCAAACGGGTGACTCCTCAAAGGTTGCCGACATTTTGGTTTCTGCCGCCAATGCGACGGGGCAAAGTGTTTCGGCACTTGGCAATTCGCTCGATAGAACGAAATCCAAACTTGGAGGAATGGCCCCTCCGATGGGAGAGTTGGCTGGCTTGATGGTTGACATGACCGCTCATGGCGAAACTGGCCGTGCCGCAATGCAAGCCATGAGTTCCTCGTTCACCCAGTTCTTGAAACCAGCAACAGACGTTGCCAAGGCAAACAAGAACATGAACGACACCCTTTCCAATCTTCCTCCAAACCTCAAGAATCTTGCGAAGGAATACGAGAACGGAACGATGCAAGCCACGCAAGTTTCGGCGGCTACCAAAGGTTTAGATATTGCACAGACACAACTTTGGGGGAAGTTCAAAAGTGCCGCAGATGCCGCACGCCTCAACTCAGAGGCCTACCAAAAACTTGGATTCAATGCCGTTGGAACGAACGGAAAACTTCTTCCAATGCAAGACATTATTGGCAAACTAAGCAATCAAATCAAAGGCATGGGAACAGCACAAGCACAGGCAACCCTCAGTGCAGACGGATTTGGGAGTTCTTCTGCGAAGTTAGTAGCAACAATCCAATCAGGTCCAGCGGCTTACGAAAAATACACAAAACAAGTAGAGCAAAAGGGAGTGGCGGAAGCGTCTGCGGCAAAGGCAACGGCTGGCCTGCACGCTTCGATGGAAAAAACCAAAGCGGCGGTTGAGGATGCGGTGACCGCACTTGGAACAAAACTCATGCCAATCGTCACAAAGGTTGCTCAGGTCATTGCCGAGGCCGCACAGTGGATTGTGAAGCACTGGGCAGAAATTAGTATTCCTTTCAAAATTGCCTTCGATGAAATCAAGAACATTTTTGAAGGTTCGATTGAGGTTGTGAAAGGTTTCATCTCCTTTATCAAGGGTTTCATTGACATCATCAAGGGAATCTTTAGCGGGAACTGGAGCGAAATCTGGGAAGGCGTCAAGGAAATTTTCAAGGGCGTGTGGGATGCCATTAAGGGAATACTTCAAGGGGCGTTCGCCGGTATCCTCGGAATCTTTGAAGGATTCGGTGTGAACATTCTCAACAAGATGCACTCAGCATGGTCAGCCGTGATTAACTTTTTCACAGGGATACCAGAGTCTTTGATTGGGGCACTTGAGAATTTTGGTACTGACCTCACAAATTGGATTGCGGCGGCTTGGGGCAAAATGGTTTCTTGGGTTACAGGGGCAGTCACTACCTACATCAACTTCTGGTCCGCATTGCCAGGACGAGTAATTTCAGTTATTGAACGTTTCGCCGGTGACCTTGGAGGGTGGATTTCTGGGGCGTTTTCTGGACTCATTAACGGAGTGGCAAACGGCATCCAAAACACAATCAACTGGTTTGGCAGTTTGCCCGGCAAAATACTCAATGCCATTGGGGATGCTTTTAATTGGCTTAGGGATACTGGTTGGAATATCATGATGGGGCTCATCAACGGTATTGAAAACGGCCTTGGATCGGTCCTTGACAAGATCAAAAATGTTGGAAGTTCAATTATGGGAGCGTTCAAGTCCGTCCTTCATATCTTCTCCCCGTCACTCGTGTTTCATGGCTACGGTAAAAACATCATGGAAGGTTTGGCACTCGGTATTACCGATAACGCAAAACTTGCCCAAGACGCAATCGGTGGAGTTGGGGCGGACCTGTCAACAAACTTTTCGCTTGGCGGGATTAGTGGAGTTGGTGGGGTTGGCCCAATATCGGCAACGTCGGTTGGTGGAGGTCAAGGGTCAGCCGTTCTGCACGTCACTTCTCCAATTCAAATCAGTGGACAAACAATCGCTCAGGTGGTCACTCAGTACCAACTACAGAACGCAAGGGCAACCGGAACCGTCCTTGGTCAATACTCTGGTGGCTCACAAACAGGTGCCGCTACGGGAATTAACGTTAATGCAATCAGCAGGTAAAAATGGCAATCACTCACATCCAAGACAAAACGACATCAAGTGGTGGAGCCGCTTCAGTCGTCGTTGCTCTTACGTCTAACCTCGGTTCTGGAAATACGCTCATTGCAACAACATTCCTTCCGGCATACGTTGACACGGTTTCCGTTGTTGACAATCTTGGCAATCGTTGGATTCAAACCGCAACGAGTTACACAACGATTGGCGGAGCGGAGATATTCTACGCTCGCGGAGTGAAACCTGGGGCGGCAAGCGTCACATTCACGTTCAACGCTACGGGTAGCATCCAGGTAAACGTCGCAGAATACGCCGGAGTTTGGTACGTTGACCCACTAGACCAGTGGAGTCAGAACTACGGAATGTCCGCATCCCCTGCAGTGCAAACGCTCACACCTCGCTCTAGCGGAGAGTTGTTCGTTGGGGCAACAGTTGTTGGTGGTGCGTCAATCTCCGCTAACCCGAGTGGCTATACCGCACTGTCTGGAACGGGGGCAAGTGTTTCGGGAGCGTATTACATCAACAGCGGCTCGGTTTCCTCAACGCCAAGATGGACCGCCTCGGCATCAACCGCTTCGTGGGCGACGGTTGGAGCCTGTTTTGTGTCTGGTGCAAATGGGTTGAATCCACTGCTTCGGTTTCCAGAAACGCTCGTGCAGGTAAGCACTACTAATAACTATCAAAATCCGCTCAACGGTTTGGGGACGTGGACGAACATTTCAAGTTACGTGGAGCGAATGCAAATTGGTCCTTTCGGTAGACAGCACGAGTTGGACAGGATTCAAGCAACATCGGCAAACTTCACGGTCAATGCACGCGATGGCTCCTTCAATGCTTGGAACACAAACAGTTTCTTGTACAACGGCGGGCTTGGGCTAAAGCCAATGAATCCATTTCAAGTGACGGCTGCATGGAATGGAATTACTTATCCAAAGTATTACGGATACTTCCAGTCAATCAAATTGGACATCAAGGATGTTCTCAACGTCAACGCAACCATACAATGCAACGACCTCTTGCAACTGCTCTCACTGAAGTACCTTTCCAACAACAACTATGCAAGTTTGGTGGAATCGGATGGTGGGGCAAATCTTGCGGCCTACTACAGGCTTGGTGATGAAATCGCAACGTCTACGGTTATTGACTCATCGGGCAACAACAATACCGGCTCGCTAGTTTCTGGACTTGGAGGCATTCCTTCTTACGGACAACTAGGTCCCTTCTTGTCCGACTCAAGCACCGCTCTTGACCTTACGAATGGAACGAATACATCGAACGGTGGATTCAAAACCGTTGACAACACGACCGAACCTCCCACAAATCACGACTTCTTGAAAAGTTCCGCAAGTATCCAAGTCACTTCTTTTTCATTACCTTCCCCAGGGAACGCCGAAGCAGTTTGTGCTGGACCCGACGGCAACGTTTGGTTTGCCGTGCAAGGTGCCGCTGGCTCGGTGGTCAAGACAACACCAGCGGGCGTTTCGACGGCATACGTTCTTGCGGGCGCACAGCCGACTGGCGTTTGCTCCGACGGCACAAATCTTTGGGTGTCGGATTTTAACGCCGCCGTTTGGAAAGTTACAACCGCTGGAGTTGCAACGAAGTACACACTCACAGCGGCCACCGCAGGAGATGTTTGCTATGGGCCAGACGGAAACATCTGGGTTGGTGATGAGTCGGGATACGTTTGGAAAGTTACGACATCCGGTTCCGTCGGGCCAAAAATCGGACTTAGTTCCGTACAGGCGTTTGGTGTTTGCACTGGTTCAGATAACAACATTTGGGTTGCCGGTCAAGATGGTTCGAATACTCAAATTGGTGCTGTTTGCAAGGTTGTTCCGGCAACTAACGCCGTTACAAAATACGACATCACCACGACGGGCACGTTCAACGGGATATGTAATGGGCCGGACGGTAATCTTTGGACAACCAACTACAACTCGACTGCACGAACGGGTGGACGGGTTTGGAAGATCGGAACATCGGGAACCTTGTTGGCGAACTATTTATTGCCAGGCTCTTCTCCGATTGGAATTTGTTCGGATGGAACATATTTATGGGTTGCCGACCCTAAGTACACATCACAACTTGGTGGTGGTGCTTGGAAGGTAACAACCTCAGGAGGGACACAACCGTACTGGTTTCAAAATGCGTTGGCCTACCCAACCTCGATCTGCCTTGGTGCTGATGGAAATATGTGGCTTGGTGACGTGGACTACGACTACATAGTTTGGAGACTGCCCAGAAACGGCACGAATGGTTGGTCGTTCGAATGTTGGTTCAAGTGGGCAGGTGCAAAACCTCAATTCACACTCAATCCCGGAACGTCTTCATCGGTTGCCGCCGTTCCTAACGGTGTCGTATTCCATGCCACAAGCACATTGTCTACGTCGTTCGCCGTTGAACTTCAACTCGGAACAGCGGAATACAGCCAATACTCAACCTCTGGCACTTTGGTGAATTACCAAAACGCAATTTACTTCGGTTCGGCTACGGTTCCCTCCGTTCTTGCCGTTTCCCCAATCAACCTTTTTGACGGAAACTGGCATCACCTCGTAGTCAATAGTGGATTTAATTCTTATCCGGTTGCATACATTGACTCAAACTTGGCGAGCCAGTTTGCACCCGCTGTAACGTCGTTCGGAAACCTGACAAACATCAACGTTGGAACTCCGCCACAAGGAACGACTGGGCTCACGCCAGCCGCAGGGGTTTTGGAAACCAACTCAACACCAGCAACCGCATTTCCAGGAGAACTAAGCGATGTGGCGTTTTACTCAGGAATCAACCTAACCGCATCACAAGTTCAAAATCACTACCTCACGGGAACGTGGTTTCAACAACAAGAGTTCGGCGCAATTTCTGGTGGTACAACTGTCGCTCGGCTCAACAAAGCATTGCAGGTGCTTGGACTGAATCCTTTGTACGCACTAAGCGTTCCGTATCCGTTTAGGACATTGCTGTACGCCGAGGCCAATCCTCTGACAACGACTTCTGGGCTGAACTACATGCAAACAATTACCGAAAGTGAACCTGGTGTTATTTTCCAGAATCCTACTGGGACAATTTCTGCCTACAACCGTCAGTACCAATACCTGTCACCAAATAGCAATACTTCGCAAGCGGTCTTTGGCGACTACCCAGCCGCAACGTATTACTACGAGGGAAACACTTTATCCGTTGAAATGGATGACCTTGATACGTGGAACGAGATTCAAGCGCAGTCGGGTCGTCCTGGAAGTCAGTTGCAAACGTGGGGACCAAACCAATATCCACTCAACGCATCGGCATCAACGGCAGCGTATTCGGCAAGTGTTTACGGCAACCGAACGATGCAGGGTTTGACTTCACTTCAACAGCAGTACGACGGAGACGCATTGGCTTTGGCTCAAAACTATGCGAAGTGGTACAACCTGCCACTTGAGCGTGTAACTCAAATTCGCATCAACTCGCAGAGCAACAACGGAAACAACATCACCCAGATTCTTGGACGGGGCTTGATGGACCAAATAACCGTCTCGTACACGGGTCAAACGTCGAGCACGACCTTTACGCAGAATAGTGTTATCGAGCAAATTACCGACTCGGTGGACATGAACAATCCGACCTGGGCCACAACGTATGCCCTTTCTCCTTACGAACTGCTAATGTCACCTACGGTATTGGGCAGTTACCAATTCGGAGTTAGCACGTCGGTTCTTACCCTTTAGGAGGAAAAATGCAACAAATGCCCAGCCTGCAATACGCCGAACAACATGGCCACTACCAACAAAAAGCGCAAGACCCTCGCTTTGTTGAGTCCCAGTTAATTGTCGGTGAAATCAATAAAATGAAAGTGGAAAATCCAGAACAAGGTTTTGGTATTTACGATTCACTGGTTGACCAACTCGTCAAGCACAGTGCGGAAATAACACGTCAACCCGAGCATGAGCGAGAACCAGCAAACTGGACCGCTCCGCAGAGGTGCGTTTGGCGCTCCAGCAATTTGCCCTATCCAAAACGCCAACAAGTCGTTGAGGACAAAAGCATTTTCCGAGAAGCAAAAGCATTCGCGTCCGTCAATGGTGGACGTTGGCTCGTCATGTGTCCGTTCACTGGGTGCAATGGAGCGCAGTACGCATCCTTTCACGACCGAAGATTTTGGTGTGTTGATTGTGAGAACCGTGCGGTTGCTGGACAATGGGTAGAGGTCGTTTGGCCGAGTAACCTTAGAGACATAGAGAACCTACTGATGGTTAGACCACAAAATGCCATGCACTGGCATCCGGGCGAAACCGTTGAGGAACTTGCCGAGCAAAACCAAATTGCACAACCGAAGGCTGACGACTAATCATGGCATCTTGGACCACTCCCGTAACCCATGCAACGGGCGACATTCTTTCCGTTTCCGACTGGAACGGCGTTGCTAACAACGAGACATTTCTTTATCAAGCACCGTACGCGTTGTATTACAACTCCGTATCAACAACCCTTGTTGGCGGAACGGAAACAATCGTAACTTTCGGTGGTACGGGCTTTGCCAACTACGGATTTTCCGTTGCAAGTGGTACTAACGTGACGGTGCCACTAACCGGAATTTATTTGGTTTCTTCTCTTGTCACAACGTCGGGTGGTGGGGGAGGGTCCGCCGCTACGCCACTGGCTAACCAGGTTTTTCAAAATGGAAACCGAATTGCATGGGGTTCTGAAGGCCCAACAAATACTTCCTACCCGTCAGCGCTTTCAACGGTTTTGGCCTCTGCCACGTCAGGTTCATATTTTCAAGCAATTCCACAGAACTACTGGGCAACGAACCTTCCAACGGCACCGGGTCCTGACCAGACATATCTTTCCGCTTACTTTGTCGGCTCACAATAAAACAATTCAATCAAGGAGAACAATGCAAGAACCACGTCCATTCGGAAAACTCGGATGCCTCCCCGGAAAAATTCCGGTCGGGCTAAGAGACCTCACCTACTACGTTGCAGGTGACCTACCAAAAGCGCCACCAGCGGTAACCGTTCCCGATGTTGCAAATTGGGAAATGCTCGGCAACGACCAATATGGTGACTGCGGTGTTGCGGGCTTGAACCACGGCTTCATGGCCGACGCAAACATCACCAAGGAAAGCGAGACGTTTGCAAACGATGACCAGACGGTTGCCTACTACTTGAACTACACGAACGGTCAAGATGCCGGTGTTGTCCTGGCCGACTACCTCAACTACGTTCGCACGCACGGCTTCTACGACAACAAGGTGAGTGCCTACGCCCCCGTGAACATTAATGATGTTCCAACTCTTCAAACGGCAGTTTTCATGTACGGATTTGCCTATGCGGGAATCGCCGTCACTCACGAGATGCAGGTGGCATTTCAAGATCACCAACCTTGGACAGCCGAGGTTTGTTCTGGCCCCATCGTTGGTGGTCATTGTGTTCCACTCGTGGGCTACGACGATCAGTACCTTTACCTTGTTACGTGGGGTGGAATCCAAGCCATTTCATATTCGGCTTGGCACGCCATCGCCACAGAAGCCTGGGCAGTAATCACGGGCGAGTTTGAGGCTGTGCACGGAGACGGACGTGGTGTGAGCATTTCAACATTACACAAAGACCTTGATAAACTAAACGCCTAAACCACTAAGGAGAAATATGTCCATCATTCAAAATGCCAAAAAGTACCAGAAACGAATTGCCGGTGACATCGTTACCGTCGGCGGTACGGTTGGAGCGCTCATCGCCATCTTGGTGAACGTCGCCCCATCGGTTCACATTCCGGCCCAGGCAACAGCGTCGCTCGTGGCGGCAAGTGCCATCGTAACGACCATCGTGCAACAGGCTCGTCGGGTTCAGCGTGCGAAGGTAGCGGCAAACAAAGCGGCAATCGCGGCGATACTTGCGGCGGCCACTAAGCCAGCCAAAAAAGCACCCGCAAAGAAAGCGGCACCAGCAAGGCGAGTCGCAGGTAAGTGATGCACTACGAGCCGGGAGCCATAGGTTTTAGTCACAGCAAAGGAATCATCGGATGGGCCATTCGGCTTGGTGAGTTCCTGCGTTTCCGTGACGGACAATTTTGGAATCACGCATTCATCGTCAGCGATCAGGTTGATGAAAATGGAGAGCAGTTGGTAATTCAGGCTCTCGGCTCGGGTGTGAACGCAAAGAAAAGACTTTCGGAAATCGCGCCTGGCGGAAGGTTCGAGATTCTTCCGTTGCCCGAAGACGTTCTGGCCGATGATGTACTCACCTTCGCCGAAGCGCAGGTTGGCGACAAGTATGGCTGGTTGAGCATCGCATCGGTTTCTCTACAGATTCTTTTGCCAAAATGGATTCCGCTTCCACGCATTCGAACGGGGTCATCCTGGATTTGCTCGGCGCTTGCATCTGAGTCACTGCGCTGTGGCGGGTGGGTGCACAAGTGGGACGACATTTACTCGGTTGTGCCCAGCGAACTCTACGCCGCCATGACTGGCATTCCGGTCAAAGACCTTCCGTACAGGGACTTCGCTAAAACACACTGAGCGGGTTCGCCAACCCCCAAAAATCCTTGTAATTACTAAGGTTTTAGGCATACTTGTATTGGGATAAAATACGTGTGTACAATTAGACTATGGAAACAACCGCTCAAGAAGGGAGCACGAAAATGAAGAAGGCAACGGTGGTAAATCCGCACAACCGAGAAGTAGAAATTGACACGGAAATTGCTGCGGCTCACGAGGTTGTAAGAGAAGCGGCTTTCAAAGTCATGACACGTCGTGACCGCATCGGGGACACAATCGTTCAACCCGTCCGAAACGACCGATTGAATGGACAGTATTTTACTGATGCCGATGGGGTTGACGAGTTCATCGAGACGTGGGTTCTTGGCCACTCGCAAGACGAGGACAGGTACGGGCGCAAGACGAGCCACCGTTTTGGTTTTCAAAAGTTGAACACGGTTGCGTTCATCGAGCACGCTACGAACTTCGCTAACGCAAAAGAAGCGGCTCGTCTCGCAACTTGCGAAATGTCTTACGAAGATCGCAAGCAAACCGCAGGGATTATCCAACTGCTTATCAACGGGCGAATTGCCTTGGAGGTTGTCGAAATGATTGAGAACCTTCAAGCCGCTTGGGATGCTTTGGTGGAAGCGCGCGAGCGTCTTGCCGAAGCCAACAAAAAGTACGAAGGCTGGGCTCGTTTCTTTCTCGTGGCCAATAATGGCGGACACATCCACAAGGACATGGATTGCTCAACGTGCAACAAAATGGGTAAAGAAACCGATTTCATTTGGCTTCCCGAGTTGGCGGCGCTCACCGAAGCCGAAGCCGTTGAGGCTCACGGAGCAATCCTTTGCACGGTGTGTTACCCAAGCGCTCCGGTCGAATGGACCAATGGTGCAAAGCCTGGGGATGAACTTGTGTGCCCCGGTAGCGGCACCCGTCCGGCCTACGAAGAAATTGACTTTAGGTATCGCGAGGCCAAGTGCACCCACTGCGGAAAAGTAACGCCACTGAACAGGGACGGCGATGGTCCATTCCGCAAGCACAAGAAGGAGGTGGCATAACTCCTGAGACCAATTGGTCTCGCTGGTCACCGAGAGGAATTGCACCTCCGGCTCGGTGGCCACCGAGACAAGTTGATCGTCAACTTGTTGGAAACAAAAAAGGAAGGAATCGAAATGGCTAACGAAAAAGAATTGCCAATCGTCGTTGTTTGCGCCGATTGTGGAGAGATGTCCGATTCGGTGTTGTGCCTTTGGTGCGCCGAGGAAGAAATGTTGGAGAAGGCGTCATGAATCACGAACTACTCACCAACTATCGGTTGTTCAATGGGCTACCACAACAACCCCACAACGCACCGGGACCAAACAACTACGGAGTGTGTGACGAGGACACCACGTTCTCCGTCATCGTGACTCAAGGAAACCGCTCAAAGACCCTGACGTGGGACGATATTGAAGCGGTCCCCGACGACATCATCTTGGCGCTTGGCCGTGAGTTGCGCGAGCGAAAGACTGCTGACCAATGAGCGACGAGACCTACAAAAGGAGGCACATTCTCTACGGCTAATTGGTCACCAGAGCCCGCTCAGTTGCGTTCTAAGCGACGCTACCGTTGATTGGGTCCTACCGGAGCCCGAAAACGCTATTGGGCGATTTCGATGCCAATAATTTCACTGTTAGATAAAATGACGTACTCAACGTTTTCAATCTCTAACGGTTGTCCCGATGATCGGTGAAAGAACACGCGGTCGCCCTCTTTGACGTCTAGCGAGACGCTCTCTCCGGTGTGTTCGGAGCGGTGACCAAGACCGGCATTTGCAACGGTGCCGTAGCGCAACGGACTTTGCGCGGACTCCGTGACGATGAGACCAGACTCGGTTGTATCGGAAACTTCGTCGGCTAGCACTGCGATTCGATCATGAAGTAAACGGAATGACATTTCAAAACTCCCTTTGTTCGGTTTTACTACTGCAACGATTCTAGCGCTCTTTGATGAGCCGGTCAGCCATTCCAGTCATATTAATTGGTTCCGAGAAATCCCCTTATTTGTAAGGGTTTTGAGGGTATTTGCGTTGGGATAAAATATGTGTCTATAATGAACTTGTTGGAAGAAACGCTCATGAAGGGAGCAAATGAAATGAGTACCAAGGGTCACAACATAGTTAACGGAGTTGCCAAACAACTCGTTCGCAAGCACAACGTTGAGCGTCTCGGTCGGACTTACGTTCTTACCGTTGACGGCGCGACGAACTACGTGTTTCGCTCGGGCAACGTTTGGGTTGCGAAGCACCACGACGCCGACGGCGAGTGGATTCACACACTCACGGCAAAGACGCTTGGAGAAGCAATCGAAAACCTAGTTGGAAAGGAAGTGGCTTAAATGACAACCGACTTCAAAGACGCCAAGGCGGCGCTCGCTCAAATCGAAGCGGGCATTGCGAATCTAGCGACGACCGAAGGGTGGCACGACTACCTCAAGGCCGCCACAAAATTTCACAACTACTCGCTCAACAACCTCATGTTGATTGCGATGCAATACCCCGAAGCATCTCAAGTTGCCGGTTACAAAACGTGGCAGGCGCTCGGGCGACAGGTGCGCAAGGGTGAGACGGGCATCCGTATCTTGGCTCCGATGGTTGGTAAAGTGAAGGACGAAAACGGTGAACCAACTGAGAAGACAAGGGTTTTCGGGTTCAAGACCGTTGCCGTTTTTGACGTTGCCCAAACCGACGGTGACGAGATTGTGTCTCCGGTGACGCTTCTCGAAGGAGAGGCTCCCGAGGGAATTTTCGAGCGACTCGTTGAGTTTGCTGAGAGCATCGGGTTCACTACGGAGATCAAAGGTGACGGGCTGGGCGGTGCAAATGGCACCACCAACTTTGACACCAACACCATCTCAATCTTGGGCACCAATTCCCCGCTCCAACAAGTCAAGACGATGGCTCACGAAATCGGTCATGCCATCTTGCACACCGACCGAGAAGCCAAAATTGGTCGTGACCAGAAAGAGTTGGAAGCGGAGTCGGTGGCGTTCATCGTGTGCCAAGCCCTTGGAATAAAAACTGACGACTACACGTTTGGCTATGTTCTCACTTGGAAGGGTGGAGACGCCGAAGCCACCAAAGGACTGCGTGAGAGCGCTTCACGCATCGTCAAGGCGGCGGACCAGGTGATTGCCACATTGGAAGTCACGGAAAAGGTGGCGGTGGCGGCGTAACAGGCGCTACACTCTCATTAGGATGAACTTTTCAAGTTCGTAGGCCGGGAGTTCGGGGTTGCCTCCCGTACCTCCTTTCTGTACGGTGTTGTCTCCCTTCACCCCGACTCCCGGTCTGCATTACGAAACCTTTACGGCACCCTTGTGCAACTGTATGCTGAGGCCATGAGCACGGCACGCATCACGAGTTCGACGGTGAAAGCATCCATGACGTCAGTAAGCGAGCACACCCTCAACGGAGCCGTGCAAGGGCTCATTTCATCATCATGCAATCAGAAGTGCGCTGAATTAGATACAGTGATACGTAGGGATTTTGATGAGGACTCACATGATGAGTGATTGGAGAAAAAATGGCGCTTCGAGACGCAATAAAAAAACCCGCAACGCAGTGCAAGGTGGCGCGTGCAGTTGCGATATTTAATGACGAAGACATTGAAACGCTCACGGAGTGGGTTGAGCAAGGCGCTCCATTGAGAAGGATGGTCGGAGCAATTCGGAACGAGTATCCCGAAAATTCTTTTGTTGAAGCAACACTCTCCGATCATCTGCGGGGCAGATGTGGATGTCCTGAGAAAACTTTGTTGAAGGGTGTGTGGGAAAATGTCTAAGAAGGAAAAACTCAAAAACCAAGTTACAGAATTGTTACAGGAGAACTCCGAGTTACATTCAAAAATCAGTCACTTGGAGGATGTTCTTTGGCAATGCCTGAGTGGGTTATTCGAAGGGCTTGACCTACGGCTGGTTCGCCTTGACGACAAGGACAACTCACCAAGCCAATTCCCGCCCGAGGTAGTTAGCGGAATGCTCGAAGAGGCTCAAGAACGATGAGTCTCAAGGACCGCACCACCGGACCACCGGAAAAACACCCAAAGGGATGGGAGCCTGGCGTCGTATGGAACGGTGACGCTGGAGAAGTTTCGTCGGGTCCAATGGAAGACCAACCTGACGATGGCATCTGGCAAGAGATAGTCAAGGACTTTGGAGTCACGCGCTCCGTGCGAATCGTCCCCGGCTCGATTCAAGTGCGCGCATGGGAAACACACGACGGTCGAAAACTGCGCTACTACCGAGCCCGGCTAGAGCCTGCGAGCCTTGACGACGAAAATCGTGCGGACATCGAAGAACTCTGTAAGATGGTAGCGCGACGCCGACCGCTCACCGCCCCCAACCCCGGTGAGGGCGGCGATCGCTCTCTCGTTGTGGCGTTGGCCGATTGGCAAGTTGGCAAAGCCGGTGAAGTTGGTGGCGGAACTCCCGAGTTTGTGGAACGACTGCTCGCAACGTATGACCGTCTCCTCGCTCACGCCAAAAAGATGCGCAAAGACCACAGGGTCGAAACCGTCTATTGCATTGGACTGGGAGATTTGATCGAAAACTGCGACGGGCATTATTCGGCCCAAACATTCAATGTTGATCTTGACCGACGTGAACAAGTTCGATTGGTGCGCCATCTCATCTTGGAACTTATTGAGCAACTGGCAAAAGCAAACTTCCGAACAATCCTTGGAGCGGTGCCGGGCAACCACGGAGAAAATCGCAGAAACGGGAAGGCGTTCACGAACGTATTTTTAGACAACGATGATCTTGCCGTCGTTGAGCAAGTTGCCGAGATACTCGCACACAACCCCGAGCGGTACAACAACGTTTTTGTTCCGACCGGAGCAATTGCCGAGGACCACACAATGACTCTTGACGTCTCCGGTGTTCGCGTCGGCTTTGCGCATGGACATCAAATGCGCGCCAACCAAGCATCCTTGTGGTGGGCGAAACAAGCCTTGGGCAAACAACCCATCGCTCAAGCGGACCTACTCGTGAGTGGTCACTACCATCACTTGACAGTGAGCGAGTCGTCGGGGCGCACACACTTTCAAGCGCCAGCGATGGACGGTGGCTCACGTTGGTGGACCGCCATGAGTGGAGCGAGTGCTCCGAGCGGGATGCTCACGTTCCTTGCCGGTCAAGGTTGTGGCGTGCGCGGCTGGAGCGACCTCGCAGTTCTCTAATTACATTTGGTGTTGTATCGCCGGACAACGACACCCGCGCATCTCAAGTTGGGTGATGACATCGGCCACCGCTTGCGGAAGTTTTTGGAAGGGGATGCCGATCACGTCGCCCCGATAAAGGTCTCGTTTGCATCCGCATGGAAAAGTCAGTGTGAGTAGCGCGTTGTTCATGGGGTATTGACCCTACCCCATCTCAGAACCTTTCGCATTTTGACAACACCCAGTTTGCCCATATTTTATACGGGTTTTTATGATACTTGCATGGGATACCATAGTGTGCATATAATGGAGTCACGGGGCGAGGAGTCCCGGAAGCAAGTCTTTGAAGGGAGACTGAAATGGCAAAGCAAATCATCAAGGCAAGTGAAATGGTCAACCTCGTTTGGGGCGAGAATAGTGCTCACATCGAATGGAAAGATTTTGATGCGAGCAAGTTCGCTGTCATGCGCAAAATGGCAGGCTTGAATGTTCAGGACTTGGAGGAGTGTGTTGACACCGAGAACCTTGAACTTCCCGAATTGGGTCGGGCCGGTATTAAAAAACTTACGAGAATTCGTAGGGAGATAATTCGTTTGGACGGCGAAGTCGTCTATGACCGAAATGGCAACGCACGTCGAACCGAAGAGGAATACTTCATCTACAAGGTGACCACGTTGCGTGACAGTAGTGCTCGCTGGTCGAGTGTGAACACTCACCACAAAGATTTGACATCGTTGGAGGCCGCTGGCGAGATGTTGCTGGGCTGGCTTGACCGTCGCTTTCGAGTGATTCAACTTGACGCTGGCTTCTATGCTCGTAAAGCCGAGCGCGACGCTAAGGGCATGGAGATGCACGCAAACTACGTTCGAGAAAACGAAGTATCACATGCCGAGCGCGCTGTTGCCGAGGCCAAAATTCAAATCGAATCTTGTGAAGCCGAACTTGCTGAGGCGAAGGCCGAACTTGCTAAGGCTGAAAAGAAGTTAGCCACAACGTCCGAGCGAATCGAAGCGGCAGAAGCAAAGGCCAAAGCCGCACGCGACGAGGCCAACAAAGCGGCTCAGGTGGCGGCATGAAAACCGCTACGGAGCAAGATGCAAAATGTCCGTGTTGTGGGACGGGTACGCCCGCCAAAAATAAGTTCGACCTTTGCTCGCCTTGCTACCGAGACGTGGCTAGGGAAATGAAGCGAGATCGTGCGGCGGCGAGAGGGGGTTGTTAATGGACACCACCAAGTACCATGACCTCACCCTTGCCGACATCAAGGAGCACGAAGTGGCGTTGGAAGAACTTGCAGAGGACGAGCGGTACATCAACGGCATGGGCTACGGCTTTGAGGATTACCTTACCGAGATTGACAAGGGTTATTGGGCCGAAGATCGAGTAGATGGAAAGAGATGGTCTTGTGGCACAAGTCTTGAGACTCTTGAAATCAAGGCTCTACAAAAAATCTACCGACGAGTATGTCGGGAGATGAGAAACGGATGAAACAAAAGAGAGAGGAAAACAAAATGGCAATGTCAATTACACTTGACGAGGCATCTTTGTCTTGGCTTGAGCAAAACATCAAGAAGGGGTTGAGCCGCAAGCAACGGCGGATGCGCGAAGAGGTGCTCCGTCAACTTAAAGCGAGGCCGCCCAAGAGGGTAGAAGCAGTCGAGCCAAAGCGCCCGCACGGAAATCTTGGTCGTGTCCGCTACGGAACCGCAACCTATGACCTCTTGGCAACGTTCGTCAGGGTAAATCACGTCGGGCTGACAAGTGTTGAGGCCGCATCAGTCACATCCATGCGATACGAGTCGTTGAGGACGAGTTGCTCATCACTCAAGGAGAAGGGATTGCTCCGTACCGATGGTCGTCGTAACGGACGGTATGTTTACAAGATCACGTCTAAAGGTCGTCGGGTCTTTGAAGAAGCACGTTTGGCAAATCAAAAAAAGGAGATGATAGGTAATGTCTGAAAATCAATTGATATTCAAAAAGATGGCTGAGGTATTAGCCGACACAATGCCCGTCGAAAAGAATGGATACAACCAAGCCCAAAAGTTTGCTTTCCGAAGCATTGACGACACGGTTGCATCGGTCCGCAAGGCTCTCGTGAAGCACGGAGTAGCAATCTTGCCAGAGGTGTTGACGGTTGAACGTGACACCTATCTCACCGGCAAGGGCGCAACAATGAACGTTGCACACGTTTTGGTGTCGTACACTTTCATGGCGGAAGACGGCTCAAGCGTCTTGACTTCTATGACTGGCTCGGCGGCAGACAGCGGGGATAAGGCCGTGAGCAAGGCTTTGAGTATGGCATTCAAATACATGTGTTTCCAAACGTTTTTGTGTGGAACCGATGGGGACCCCGATGCCGAAGTTGTGGAAACGGCGGCGACGATTGACCCTACAATCTTGACGGCTAAGGACAAGGCGAAGATTGCCGAGTTCGGAAAGCGCGCACAGTTGGAGGGCGATGCACTAAGGCTCGCCATTCAAGATGCGGTCGGCAGGGCGATCAATTCGACATCCGACTTGGTGCGAGATGACTTGCCGGAAATCGAAGCGTACCTTTCCGAAATGGAAACCGTAGGAAACCTATAAACAAAAAAGAAAGAAGGTAATGAAATGAGTAGTAGCACCATCATCGGAAATGTTGGTCGTGAGCCCGACTTGCGATTTAGTAACAGCGGTATGGCCGTTTGCCGATTTAGCGTGGCGGTCAACCGCCGCAAAAAAGACGGAGATGACTGGAAGGATGTCACAACGTGGCATGACGTGACGTGCTTTGGTCCTTTGGCCGAAAACGTTGCCGAGACAATTGCCAAGGGTGATGAAATTATTGCTGAGGGGTACGTTGAGGAGCCACGACTTTACGAGAAGAAGGATGGGTCAACCGGGGTGAGTCTCCCGTTCGTGGCCAACAGCCTCGGCGCATCGTTGCGTTGGAAGTCGTTGGGCGGAGCGGGTGCACCAAAAGCACCGAAGCCCAAGATGGAAACGTACTCGTCGGAGCCGTTCTAGTGTCACGTCCATCTTCGGAGCCCACGGTCATTGAGCACGCCGCTTCCATTGTTGAGCGTGCCGAAATTCAAATGTTTGATCGTATGGGGTTCCTCGACCAAGACCTCCGAGCGCGCCGCTTTAGAGAGCGGTGGCGCTCGGTTGGTCTTGTGTTGGCGGCAATGGTTCTTACAGTCGGTTTGGCCACCACGGGCGAGAAGTCGTTTTTGAACGTTGGATGGATTGTCGGAGCGTTGCTTATTGCACTCATAGGTGTAATGATTGGTAGTTATGTTTACCGAAAGCGAGCACCTTGGTGATGGCGTAGGAGTCAATGGCGATGCTTAACTTGTCGTGGCAAGAAAAAGCATCGTGCTTTGGCCGAGGTACGACGTTGTTCTTCCCAGAGGAAGAGGACGTTTACGAATCTATTGATTTGCTTCGTCTCTTATGCCGCCGCTGTCCAATGCTTGAAAAATGCAAAGATCACTCCTTGCGCTATGAGGAGTTCGGTTTTTGGGCTGGCATGACAAAGGCGGAAAGAGACGCCGAGCGAAGGAAGCGTGGAATCATTCGACGTTCGATCAAGACATCGCATTTGTATGCGTTAAAGGGAGAGTACAGAAGTGAAACAAAAAATACGGAACGAGATACCTGAGCCACGTTGGTCATCGCCACGAGGCGAGTTGATTCTTTGCCAAGAGCACGTTGAACGAATTTGGCGGCGGGTTGGTGAATATGGTTGGCTAAAGATGGCCGACCACGAACTATTGGCATACCGTGAAGGCACAAAGAGAAATTTGCCTTGTCGGTTTTGCGATTCAACACAACAAACAAAAAACGAGGAGATGTAATGAAGCACGGAACACGAAGCGCGTACAACCACGACGGTTGCCGGTGCGAAATGTGCACGAAAGCCAACACGGAGCACCAGCGTAAGCAGTCCGAACGGATGAGGGCTAAGCCGAAAGAAGAAATCCCGCACGGGTACAACGGATACTCCAACTATGCGTGCCGCTGTGAGGTTTGTCGCTCGGCTGGACGTCAACGGAACGGTCTCTATCAAAAGCGACTGACGAGAGCGGCGAAGTGGGTTCGACAAAATGAGCCGGGGGTTTGGGCGGAGATTCTTGCGAGTGTCAAGAAAGAAGAGTTGTCGGGCGAGTCGAAATGAGCGTCAAGGTCATGTCATGGGTTTGGGAGCAAGACCTGCCGACCACGAAAAAGATGTTGCTACTTGCGATTGCGGACCACGCTGACGACGATGGAAACAACGCCTGGCCATCAAAAGCACGATTAGCCAAGAAGGTTGGCGTTGAGACAAATCGAATTCGGACCTTGCTCCGTGAATTGGAGATTGACGGCTGGTTGAAGACTCACAAACAGCGGGGTGGCACCTTGAATACCCCAACAGATCGTCGGCCGAATCTCTACAACATCATCATGGACCGGGGGCTCCCCCACGAGCCCCCGACAGTAAAAACCGTGGAACGGGGGCTTCCCCA